CTGAGCCGTGCCGTCCTGCGCGGTGCCGTCCTGAGCCGTGCCGTCCTGAGCCGTGCCGTCCTGAGCGGTGCCGACCTGAGCCGTGCCGACCTGAGCGGTGCCGTCCTGAGCCGTGCCGTCCTGAGCCGTGCCGACCTGAGCCGTGCCGTCCTGAGCGGTGCCGACCTGAGCCGTGCCGACCTGAGCGGTGCCGTCCTGAGCCGTGCCGACCTGAGCCGTGCCGTCCTGAGCCGTGCCGTCCTGAGCCGTGCCGACCTGACGCCAATTCGCGACGATATTTGGGCCGTCTTGTCTTCGTTGCCTGCGGAAGTTCCGGCGCTGATCGAGGCACTCAAAGCTGGTCGCGTCGATGGCTCAACCTATACCGGCGAATGCTCCTGCCTCGTCGGCACTCTCGCTGCGGCACGTGGCGCAGATGTTGAAAATCTTGGCTCACTGAAACTCAATGCTTCCCGTCCTGCGGAACGGTTCTTCATGGGCATCCGCAAGGGCGACACGCCGGAAACCAATCAATTTTCCAAGCTCGCACTCGAATGGTCGGAGCAGTGGCTGTCGAACATGCGTGCTGCATTTGCCGTCGCACCCTAACCGCCCATCACCTACCCGCACCCCTCGTCCAGCAGCGAACAAAAGGGAGGCCGAGATCGCGGGGAAAGTGGATGGGAGCTGAAACCGTAATCAGCGAGTAGTCGGCGTCACTGATAGTAGCGCTTAAATGCCCTCTTCGTTAGTCGCCGACCTTATCAATCTTGGTGCCTTCGGGCCGCATTCCGCACGAAACGCGGAGCTAACACAGAAGCGGCGGCGTGGAAGGACACGCAGAAAGCGCGGGGTGTCCCGGCAAGAAATTGTCCGGCAGTTGCGGTGAGAGGCCGCAAGACTCGCAGGCTCGAAAGTACCATCGGACCGCGCAAAGCCTGATAGCCGGAATCAAGCCCGGCCCGCTTCTGTGTTGGCGAAGTAAAAGCGGATTCCGCGCGCTGGGAGTGCCCGGCGATGCAACGCGGTGCAGCGAGTAGCGGCGCCAACACCATTAATTCAGGAGAGTGAGCATGAACACAAAAACAATCACAGGCGAAGCGCTCGTATGGATCAGCAAGCATAGCTCCATAGGACCAGGACACATGCCGAAGCCGGAAGACGTGTCTGACTTCGTTTTCACCACGACACGGATAAATAAAAAGCACTGGCTCGGCGAAGGATACACGGAGGCCGGCACCGCAATTATTACTGTGAATCTGCTTGATGAAAACGGGATGATCGAGAGCAAGGCGAATGCGCTGCGTGAGGAAATCAAGGCGGTAAATGCTGAGGCGCACGCAAAAACTGTTCGACTGGAAGCGCAGCTACAGGAGCTTCTTGCGATCACCTTCGACGCAAATGAAAGCGGCATCGTATGACCCGCCGCGAACTCTTCTTATGGTGCTCCCTGTTTTCTGCTGGCGTTTTGATGAGGGTTGACGTTGATTTTCTTGCGGTAGTGTTTGCGCGATGAGCGATACAGATAAAGGCGGACCGGCGTTTCCGATAAATCCGCCGCTTGATGCCGATGGCCGCTCTGCGACTGGCTATCCATACCCTGACGCTGGCATGACGCTTCGTGATTACTTCGCAGCGAATGCTCCGTTCACGCTTGCCGACGCAGTGTTGGCGGCCAACATGGAAACAAGTGCTGTTAGCGTAGAAACCGCCTTGTGCCGGGCTCTCATGGATGAAAAGAAGCGCGCGCTGGCAATGGATGTGTTGGCCAAGCTGCGCAACGAGTACGCAGACGCAATGCTTCACGCGAGGAAGTCATGACCTTATTTTCCACCGCCGACTATTTCGCTCGGCACCAGCGTCTGTGCCTTGCATTGATTGCTGCATGTATTTTGATTGCGGGGGTTTTATGAAACAACCCTACAGCCGAGAACTGCCGAAGACGCACATGTGCAACCCGGAGCGTGTTTGGGTCGGCTCTGCGCACACCGATATTCGGGCGACGTTCGAGCGGATCCGCCAGCAGCAAGCGCAGCAGCAGACGCCGAAGAAAGTACGGAGGATCAAATAATGGGCGACATAGCAGACATGATGCTTGACGGGACGCTTTGCGAAGGCTGCGGTGTTTTCCTGAATGACGATGTGCCCGGCTATCCGTGCCGATGCGAGTCGTGCAGAGCAGATGCCGCAAGAGATTATCTCGCCACCCATCAACCGCCTAAGCCAAAGGCTAAATGCGCCGTCTGCGGAAGGAAGGTGAAAGCGAGCGGCCTGAAAGATCACATGCGCGATGCGCACGGTGCGACATGACCCGCATACCAACATCCCGCGCCGGAAGACTGCTGCTGGTTATGCGGTTGATTGTGCGCAGGTGGCGGCTATGAGCGGCGCGAAACGAGGCTTTACCGAGTTCGTAGAGCAGCAAGAGTGCAGAGACCGACAAGAGCAATTCGAGCGAAATTTACAGGAAAGCAAAAGGAAAGATCATGAGCATAGCGACGCTAATTATCGGGGAATCGGGAACAGGGAAATCAACCAGCATGCGCAACCTCAAGCCAGAAGAGACGCTGCTGATTCAGGCAGTGAAAAAGCCGCTGCCGTTCCGCTCGAAGGACTGGAAGCCTGCTGTAAAGGGTGAAGGCGGCTCTGTGTTTGTGACGGATGAAAGCGCAAAGATTTCCGCAGCAATGGAGCGCACCGAAAAGCCAATTATCGTTGTTGATGACTTCCAGTACGTGCTCGCAAACGAATTCATGCGCCGCGTTACCGACAATGAAACCGGCAACTCTGCATTTGCCAAATACAACGAGATTGCGCGCCATGCCTGGGACGTGCTGATGAAGGCGGCCAGCCTTCCCGACTACAAGCGCGTCTACATCCTGAGCCACACCAGCACAGACGATTTCGGAAAAACCAAGATCAAGACCATCGGGAAGCTGCTCGATGAAAAGATCGTCCTTGAGGGGCTTGTGACGATCGTTCTGCGGACGATGAAGGTCAACGACAAATACGTTTTTTCAACGCAAAACAACGGCTCCGATACCGTGAAATCTCCTATCGGGTTATTCGATTCTGACCACATCGAAAACGACTTGCAGGCGGTCGATAACGCGATTTGCGATTACTACGGCATTACTCAACCAGCATAAGGAAAACAATCATGTACACACTCGACACGCAAGCCGCAAAGCAGGCAGATCAATCCGGGAAATTCATTAAGGAAACTGGCAAGTACAAGGGCCGATTCACCAAAGCAGAGGCATTGACAGCGACAACCGGGACACAGGGCATTGCCTTTACGTTTGAGTCCGATGAAAAGCAAATAGCGAATATCACCATCTACACGGTGAAATCCAACGGTGAAAAGCTGTACGACTATCAGAAGCTGATGGCAATCATGGCTTGCATGAAGTTACGCAATGTCAGCAATCCAGTGAATGGTAAGGCAACGAAGTACGACTTTGACACGAAGCAAGAAGTACAGTATGACGCCCCGCTGCTTCTCGATCTGATGAACAAGCCAATCGGCTTGTTGCTGCAATCGTGCGAATACGAAAAGCAGAAAGATCGCGTCCCGACTGGTGAATACGGCTGGAAGCTGGAAATACATGGCGCGTTTGAAGCATCAAGCGAATTGACGGCCAGTGAAATCCTTGGTGGCAAAACGAAACCCGAACTCTTGGCGAGCATGGTTGCGCACCTTACGGATCGTCCGCTGAAAAACAAAGGGGCAACATCATCGCGCCCGGCGAGTACCACAAGCAGCGGTGGCCCGAGCGCCGACATAGATGATGACATCCCGTTCCTTTCAGCGGCGTTCGGTAAAGCCTGGGCAATTTAATCGGAATCAATCATGACCTCTCTATCACTGTACACAGTAGCCGCAGAACATCGTCAGATGGTAGAGCGGCTCATGGATACGCAAGACGACTCGCAAACCATTGCCGACACCATCGAAGCGGAGTCCTATACGCTCGAAGTGAAAGCGCAGAACGTCGCCTATGCGGTGCGCAATCTGGAAGCAGCGGCAGCCGCGATCAAGGATGCAGAAAAGCAAATGGCCGACCGCCGCAAGTCTATCGAGAACCGCGCCATGCACGTCAAGGAATATCTGAAGACTTGCATGGAGGTAGCTGGCGTGAAGAAGATCGATTGCCCGCATTTCGCGCTGACGATCAAGAGCAATCCGCCGAGCGTGGACGTGTTCGAGCCGGGACTTGTTCCCGCCGAATTCATACGCCAACCGGAACCGCCGCCACCAGCAATCGACAAGAAAGCGATTGCCGAAGCGATCAAGGCAGGCCGCGAAGTACCAGGCGCGATGCTGGCACAAGGAACGCGGCTCGACATCCGCTAACGACTTCGGAGCGTCCCCGGCGAAATGTCCGCTACCAGTGAAGTACCCGGGGCGCTCCACCTGATGCAACAAATCTGAGCGCGTGATTGCGCGGGGAGAGAAGAATGATTGAACAACTTTTTGAGCATGCGCGGATTCTGCATCAGACGCCGGATGATGATTTGAGTATTCAAGAGATGCCTGTCGCTGCATGTCTCGATTCAACGGGTATTGTCTGCATATCGCAAGAAGGTCGGCATATCGTTTTGAACCGCGCCAGCGTGGCGGAGCTTTGCAAGATGCTGCGCGAACTGGTTAAGGAGTATCAGCAATGACCACTGACCGCAACAAGCTGCTGGAACTGGCGAAGGAAGCCGGCCCCGAACTGCGCCGTGTAATCGAGAACAACGACATCGATACCGACCTTGAACGCTTCGCCGCCCTTCTGCAAGCACAGGGAGAGCCGGTGGTAAGCGAGTTGCCAAAAAACTGCGGAGCATGCCCCGGTGACGGTTCGACATGCGATGACGTATGCAGGCTGGCGTCAGAGTCGCCGGACTTCACGCCAGAGCAGGAGAAACTGATACTCGCCGCAGAGTTGCTGGAGGACTTCGGCGCTCCGCTCAATGCGGCTGATATTCGCTCTATTGCAGCCGACATTCGCTCTCTCAAGCGCCCATCGCAGGCGCAAGAGCCGGACAAGTACGAGCAAATGGAGCGCGAGCACTTAGGCGACTTTGACAAGCGCACTGGGATTTATGCGGAGCCTGCATCGGTATCTGGCGCAGTGGATGAGCTACATGCTGATGCTTGCGACCTTTACGACAAGCTGATAGCAGACGGCTTCGAGATGCGGTGCATGGACGGCACAACAAATGTCGTCGGCGTCATTAAGGCTGCGTGGGAAAACCTGCCGCCCGCCCTCTCCCGCGCCCAAGCAACGCAACCAGCGCAGCAAGCGCCAGCGGTGAGCGAGGTAGAGCGACTGCAAGCAGATTTAATGCGCACTACCGCTCAGTCTGCAATCGATTTGCACAAGGCCATGCGGAACGCCGTAGAACTATGCGAGCACATTGAGACAGGTGCGCTGATCGGCAACGACAAATCTCCATCGCCCTACACCGAAGGAATTGCAAAGGGCGCTCGGGATTGTGCTACGGCGATCCGCGCCCTACTCTCTCAGCCAGCCGCAGCGCCCGCAGTCGCATTGCCGAAAGCCATAGGAGTTTCGCGGGATGCTGAATCGCCGGGAGAAAAGAGCGTGTTGGTCGCATTCAAAGAGCGGCTGACTGATGACCAGTTACGCGCTCTGCATGACCTGCTTGCAGGCAAAACAGCCGCAGCGCCAGTAAGCGAGCAAAAGGACAAAGCAGAGCAGTTGCTCGGATGGGCTATTGAGCGGTGGACGGATGAGGTTGCAAACCGACCGCTTATCAACGTGCGTAGGCGCACTTTGGATAGCACATGGCGGCAAGTCATCAGGTACGCAGGTGGCGATGATGTCCTACTGGTAGGGCCGCGTCATGATGATCTGGTCGCATCAAATCAATCTCAGGGAGGCAACAAGCCATGAGCGACCTGACACAACACCTGCGGCAGTACCAGCACAACGATTGCAGCGGCTTCGTGTTCGGCTATGACAAGACGGGCATTGATCGGTTGGTAGCTCTTCTTGAGGCGCAGAACGCGGATCTTCGGCAGCAGCTTGCAGATAAGACTGCCGCGACAGTGCAGCCGGTAGCATGGCTGATACATTCTGGCGATGTACGCAAGCCGGTCCTGACCGTCTACACCGCATCCGATGCCGCTAACTACCATCCGCAATGGGTTGTACCAATGATCGCAGCGCCGCAGCCACAGGCAGCGCAGAGCGAGGACAGCCGGGATGCGGCGCGGTATCGTTTCGCATTTATCGAAAGCCCTAAATGGACGTTTGCAGTCTGCAAGTGGGATGGAAGCGACTGGCTACCAATTCAGAATAACGACGAGATAGACGCCGCACTCGCGCAAGCCGGGAAGGAGCAGAGCAAATGAATACCGGAATCGAATGTGACTTTGATGGCTTCAAACGTCGTTGCAAAGAGCTGATCGATGCCGCACCGACCTTGGACGAAGCCGGTCGCGATAACGGTATCAAGATGATCAATCTGAGTTACCTGAACATGCACTACACAAGGGACGGCGAGTTGTATCAGGCATCCATCGCCCTGCGGCTGACACTCGATAAAGTGGGAGCATTTGCATGAATAACGACGAACGAGCAAAGCGCATCGCGGAAGCGGTGATCGAGGCGGCGGCGAAGTTGTGCGCTGTTGAAGAGCAGCACGTCCGCGAATTCAACGAGCCAATGGCCGTTGCTGCCTGCGGAACGCTACACACAAAAATCCGCTCTCTCGACCTCGACGCCATCATTGCGAGCGTGCCGTACTGCGAGAGACAGGAAGGCTGCGTCTGTGGAGGGGATACCCCTGCGGTGCAGGCAACGTGCGGATATTGGGTGAAGGGAAAGCCATGACCATAGTTAAACAAGGACTCCAAGAAATACAGCGCACTTTGGATGATCTAGGGCTGAGGCCGCGTGCCGCCCTCTCGCAAAGCGAAGCACCTGCCGAGCAGCCAACTATTAAGAATTGCTTAATAGTTGAGCAGCCTGAAGATGAGCGGGAGCGGTTCGAGGTTTCTTTCCCATCCGCTCATCTGAAGCGTGAAGATGATGGCTACGAAAATCCGTTCGTGCAATCGGCGTGGGAAGGCTGGCAAGCCGCCAAGCGCGACGCCCTCACCCAAGCGCCACAAGATCATTTTCGTGACGCCACGAAAATGGCCGCACAACAAGAGCGGGCAGCGGTGACGGATGCGCAGATCGACGAGATTGCAAACTCGATCCTGACTGCTGATCCTGTCAAATGGTGGCGTGAGCTTGCTCGCAAAGTCATTAGTCTCGCGCAATCCAGTGAAGGAAAGAAGCCGTGAACGATAGCCTACTTATCGCGCAGCAAGCACGGAAAATCGCCGAACTAAAAGAAACGGTCACAAGATTAAAGGAGGCGATCGACTCAGTGCGAAATAATCTGTACTGCATCGGTGGTCCACTCAACGACAACAAGCTCGGTTACACCAAAGAGCAATTGGCTCCATTTTTCCGAATCGCCAATCTCACCGAGGAATGGTCATGACCCAACCCACACACCTTGACCTTGATGCTTTGCAGGCTCTCGCAGGAAAAGTCTATAACTGGCCAGAAGACGAGCTTGACTCAGATGAATATTGCGACGCGATAGAAGCACTGGAAGACGCAATGACAGCTAGGGTTGTTCTCGCCATCATCGACAGGCTGCGCAAGGCAGAAGCGGCGCGGGAGGGGTGGAAGCTGGTGCCGCGAGTGCCAAACGCTGACATGGTGAGCGTGTTTATGCGCCACATGATGAACGAGCCAGAGGGCGATGGCGTCGAGCAAGTGGTCGAAGGGCTCGCTTTGATGATCGCCGCCGCCCCTGACAGCACGCCTACTGACAGCGCAGAGGTGAAATCGTGAGTGATGCCTATCTCGAAATGCCAACACTGCTCGGCAATGGATATTTAATTCTGGCAGTGCCGCGTTGCGCGACCAAAGACTTTCTTGAAGCGGCGAAGAGGGTTGCATTCTTCCAGCTCGATCTACTTATTGCTCAAGCGGGCGAGGAATCATATGCCGATGCTGAGTATAAGTCTTGGGAGTGCAGCGCAGATAGCGCCCCTGAAAGGAAATCATGAACAGAGTTTTCGTTGATATGGATGGCGTCATCGTTGACTTCGATGCCTACAGATCAGCACATAGGCTGACTGGTGATGAGGTGAAGCGCAAGCCGGGCGCATATCTTGAAATGCCTGCTATCCCCGGTGCTGTGTCAGCCGT